CTACTTTTCGCCTGCTTGTGAGGCGGATTCTGACGCCGTTTCAGTGTCAGATGATGCAGAACTATTCACTACAGCGACTGTAGACGCGGGTGCTTGCACTTCATCAGCGGCCTGATTAGTGGTCGCTTCAATCTGACTTTCCTCATCGTTATCAGTCGTTGGTGCCGTCACTGTTTGAACGTCAGTAATAACGCCCAGCATACCAAGGATCGTTAGTACAGTGTTAATAACGGCAACAATGGCTGACCAGTCACCAGTAAACTTAATGCCAAACATGGCAAAGATTTGTTGAATCAAAACGATCAGTAACGAAATAATCCCAGCAATTAATTTTCCATTCAAGCTTCCGTCAGCATTCTTAAAACTAATTTTTTTCAATTTAATATCCCCCTATAAGAACTTTTCCGCGATATAAATAACTAACGTGACAAGCACGCCACTAACCAAGACACCAATCAGCCAATTTTGAATAGTTGTCACGCGGTCAATTTGATGGCTAGCTTCAATGGACTTGGCCAGTGCCTTGTCCGCTTTGTCACCAATATCGTCAACTTGATTCAGCTTTTCTTCGATGTTCTCAACTTTCGTTTTGGTGGCAGCCACATCCTTTTGAATATCCATTAATAACTTAGTTGTATCGTCGTATTGTGCCATTACCGCACCACCAATCGCTGGCCAGGATAGATAGTGGTGTAAATCGTCTTGCCGTTCTGACTAGCTAATGTAGTCATGTTCAGGCCGTTGCGCTGTGCGATTGACCACCAGCTGTCGTCATACTTGACTGTGTAATACGTATGAAAGGCACCACTCTTTACATATTCCAGCGTATTACTTGCCGGGCCAGTTGCTAGATAGCCATAACCATTAAAACGTGGTTGACGTGCCCACCGATATCCGCCCTGAATAATGGCTTGGTCAGTCTTAATTGTTGAGCCTGCCGGTAACACTGCAATCACGCTAGCGCCTGTAGAAGCACCTGTATGAAGCTTGACAGCCGTCTTAAGTGTGTAAGTCTTGGTTTCCTTGACCCACTTAGGTCCCGCCGGCTTAGACTTTGAGACGGGCTTACTTGATTTAGTAGCCTTAGCGTACTTATCCCAAGCCGATTTGTCTCCATAGAATACATCGAAATCAAGATCACCTGACCAACCAGGTAACCGTCCAGTACTAGTATATTGGAACATTATCGCTGTCTTCCAGTTCTTCAAGCTACCATATAAGTCTCGTGGTTGATAGCCATTCACAACGTTGTAGTTGTTATACTGTGCAATCCACAATCCATAGTTAGCCTTGACCACGGATGACCAATCTAAAGCATTTTCACAACTAAGTCCCGTGTATAGCACTGGTCGGACACCAGTTTGTTGATACACGTAATCCAGCCATTGCTTAGCTAAGCCGACGCCCGCTTGATTCTGAATGGTTGAACTTGTCGTGTTTTCAAAATCAAGAACCAGCATTGCTTTACCAATATATGGCTTAACAACCGTTAAGAAATAATCAGCCTGCTGCTTAATATCCGAGTCGTTTCGAATAAAGTGGTACACGCCTAGCTTCTTGCCTGCTGACAAAGTCTGCTTTGCGTGTCCATTAAATTCTGGATTAGTATAATCAATCCCCTCGGTTGCTTTCACCAACACAAAGTCGCCTGCAACTTCGCCTACATTCATACCAGCCTGATAGCTGGCTACATCAAATCCATTTAAGCTCATTATTTTGCACCTCCATTAAACATGGTGTCAAGCGATTTAGCTAGCTCATTGCCACCGACGCTGACGGCACCAGCAATCACACCATCAACCAAACCAGCTACCCATTTGATATCACCATTGGCAATGCCAATAAAAATACCAATCACTGCACCAACACCAAGGGCAATGATTGGTAAATATTTGTTGCTGAATTGAGTTTGCTTAATCGCCCAAACAACCAAATACGTTACTACGGCGATTGCCGCAATCGTGGTACCGTTAATAAATTGGATTAATTCCATCATTATTTATCACGCTTTCTATAATAGTCAATAATCTCTTGTTTCTCCGCGTTTTCTTTTTTAAGTGCCCCGTTCTCCTTTTTCAACTCAGAAATTGAATCGCCGTTAGTGGCCGCGCTATCCTCCTTGCGCTCTGGAAAAATCTGTGGAATAAGCGCAACAACGATTGCTGTAGCAGAACTGATGAGGGCCACGATAACGACATCGCTCACGGCAATCAACCTCCAACAATTTGTTCATGTACCATCGTGACTAGAATCGCCAATGCGTACATACTTTCAAAGCTCACATATCGTGCAGTTGCAAAATCATGTGCTGCAAATGCAATCATGAAAAAGGCCCAAACAAAAGTTAGGGCTCCAGTCATTAACGGCTTGTAATATAGTAACTGGATATCCCACAACGAATAGACTAGTCCGAGCGTTCCCACACAAGCCAAAATAAAAATAGCTGGCGGATCATCCAATACATCTAGTAACGTTGGCTGAGGTGGCACGAATGCAAAGGTATTATGCTTAATAATAAAGTAAATTCCTAAGCCATATGTTTCCATCGCTTTCCAAAACCAGAAACGATTTCTGGTAAAATGCTCAAACATCACATCACACTTCCATTCATGATGTTGGGAATTCTTGACTAAGAATAGTTTTGACTGCAGATTTTACATCTTCGTAACCGACAGATTCGATATCTTTATCTGTGAAGTCAGACTGGTCGAGAGTTGAGCTTAATGAAATATAATTGCCATTATTGCTTAGGTCTGAGTACGCCGTCAGACGAATAGGCGCATCGTTCTGGACGAAGAACTGGTAGTTTGAGTAGGATAAAGTTGGCATCAATTTTGGTAACTTCTTAGTAGCTAAAGCGGATAGTTGTTTCTTGGAAAGGTCATCAAACGTTGTTCCGGCTTTTAAATCATCAGCCACAATTGTCAAGTTTGCGCTAAATTCTAGTTTGTCAGTCTTACCATGAAGGCCAACTACCACGCTGTCAGTATTTCCAGTTGATGTTTCCATTTGATATTGGATACTTTGATTAATAATTTGCATATTATTGTTCCTCCTTAGAATCTTTTGCAAATGCCTGTTCTAATTGGTCATAAACTCGCTCGTACACAATCGCATCTTCCTTATCCAGTTCATAAGGATAGTCGTCCAATGACGCCTTCAGTCCTTTGAATCGAGCAGAGTACTCACTGAAATCAATATTTGCAAGGTCGTCTGATAACTCGTTCATTTCAGAGTTAAGATCAGCCTCAGGATCTTTTCCAAGTTTCGAAGGATCCTTTTCGTCAGCTAGTTCTGGTTTTGGAATTAATTTTTCACTACCATCGTCTAGTGTCTTTAAATTACCCTCTTCATCAGCTTCAAAGTATTTTTGCTGAATTTCTACTCGATCAGCAACGTACTCTTCTTGCTTATTGGCAAGTTTACGAATAAGAGTACTACGTCCTAAGCTTGCCTTACCTTTTAATTTAAATTGTCCTAGTGTGTTAGCGATGCCTGCGAGTTCACGATTCTTAAAACTAATAGTTGTTTTCATAATATATTACTCCTTCTTATTTTTTACTAGAATTTAACATCAACATAACCTTTGACAGTCCCGTTAGAGTTGAGATCTTTTATAAATTTATAGTGTTGGCCATTTAATACACCAAGTATCTTCGAAGCGTTAATGATGCCACCGTCTCTAACCAAATAGGTCTCACTACTTCCGAATAACCATCCGGCCTTTAAATTGCTTGAACCGAAGAATGGGTATTTAATTCCATTCATACTAATCCATGCAAACTTCATTAGTTGGTATGCACCATCAACGTCGATGCCACCACCGTTAAATCTTAAATTTTTGTGCAACATAACATTATCGTTGAACCAGAACCCACCCCAAGGCATAGTGAAGTCACCAGCCGAGCTATTACGGGTCCAGCCAAATTTGACGACGTATCCACCATTCGGATCCCCTTCATTTTGGGCACCCCATGCCATGTACTGTGCATTAGATGAAAGGTCGAAGTGAAGTCCCCAATCTCCGGGATGTTCAATTAAATTATTAGCATGAATCTTACCAATAAATGTCCCGCTGTTATTGGTAGTGTATAGACCGTCAGTACCGACCTTAAGTGTCTGCAAGGTTGAGTTCATCGCAATAAGCATTGAACCAGCTTGCAACTTATCGGCAGTAATGGAGTTAGCAACGATCTTTGAGCCGTTAATGTTATACACATTTATCTTAGCCGCATCAATTGATCCAGCCGTTAGCTTGCTAGCATTTAAGCTGGCAATCATAGCGTCCTTAATGACTGCATTATCAATGTAGGTAGCAGCCGTAATGCGCAGTTTGTTACCGTATATTGTTGTTCCTTCAGGAGAGACGTTAATCGCATTAATAACGCCGTCTTTGGAAACCTTAAGATTGATATTGTCAGAAGTCACCTGGATCTCACCGCTTGATACTCTTGTATATGGAGTGGCTGTGTCGCCCCGCTCTAATTTAAGTTCTGCAAAATATGCGCCAGAGCTTTGACCATTGGTAGAACCTTGATTATCTAATCGAACATACGCCTGCGTCTCAGTCGGTCCTGTTTTGAAGGTAGCCGTGTACTTGTTAATTCCAGTAGGAGACATTTTAAAATTTACGAATAAGGGGTGGACAAAGTCATAGTCCTTGGTTGAAGTATAACTCCTACCAAGTATATACACACTAGTTCCAGCAACGTTACTCGACGCAAATCCCCAGAAGCTAAAGGTGTAGGTCGTATTAGGAATGAGTGTAAACTTTGATGATCCTGCAGGAGCTGTCGAATTTTGACTGGTGCCTATGCATAAGGTGGCGTCAACCGCATGATGATAAAAATCATGATGGATCAACCTCAAAGTCTTATCTGAAGCACCCCATGGAAATAGAGTCCATCCAGTTGTATCTGACCAGTACCCCGAATATGGAAGAATGTTATCATTAGTAACATCGCCTTTAGTTACCCTAGCGAGTATGGCATTATCAATCTGAGTCATCTTTGACTGATAAGTGTTATTGTCAACCTTTCCACGTACAGTTGTTTGAATGGAATCCACAGTTTGAGAAATACTTGACAATGCTGTGATTGTTGCATTATCCAACGGACTTGTGGAGTAGTCAGTCGCATTAACTCCAACTTCAAGTTTCATTCTCCTGAATCGGAATACAGTCGTTGAATCGAAATCGTATACTTGCCAGCTTAGGTAAAATGCGGTTGCATTTTCAGGTATTGTGAACGTGTACTTAACTTTTACAAACCCAGAGGTATTGGCAACTAGGTCACCAGACTCGTCACCTGCCCAATCCCCCCAACCACCATTTGATTGATATTGTGATCTAAAATGAACGGAACCTTTGCTTACATATACTTCACCCTGAATGGTATAAGTTTGTCCAGGCTTAAGATTATGCATACTAGAGTCAGTCCCACAGAAACGGTAGTACATTTCGGAGCCCGTAGCATTTGTCATTTCAATGTAGCTGCCATTTCTTGTCGTAGAAGCACTGTACACTTCAGGGCTGGAAGTATCGCCTTGGACTGATACAAGCCCAACACCATTGTCTGCAGTATTGGCAAGTAAATTAGTTCCCACTGCGCTATCAGTAACCTGTTGCTGAACGGTCATTAAAGTGCTATTAAATGCAGTAGCACTCGCCTGTAACTGACTGATATTATGCTGGTTTGTTTTATTGTCAGAACTTAGCGAATCAAAGTTGGCACTCAAAGACTTGCTACTTGCTTGAAGTGTACCAATATCAGTAGATTGTTTACCGAGAGTGCCATTGACCGTTGTAAACTGAGTCTTAAATGAGCTCGAGTCAGCCTTTAAGTCATTAATACTAGTATCATGCCCATCAACGGTCGTTTTAACACTGGATATAGTTGAGTTAATTCCATCAGCGGTGGTCTTAATCTGATTCTGTGCCCAGGTCTCAGTGGCATACCCATTAAGGTCTTTCTGCTCAATTTTCTTGGAGATATCAGATTTCATACCATCAACAGTTTGCGAAAGCTTAGAGAAAGCAGTAACCGTAGCTGTGTCAGCTGGATTACCAGAGAAATCAGTGGCTACTGATCCTTTTTCAAGTTTCATCTTCCGAAATCTTAAAATTGTGGTCGAATCATAATTCTCAACCTGCCAAGAAGTGTATATCGCAGTTGCGTTAGAAGGAACCGTAAACGAGTAACTAACTTTTACAAAATCTTCGGTGTCCTTTACCAGAACATCAGAAATGCATCTGTCATAGTTAACCCATCCTCCCGTGGGATTATATTGGGATCTAAACCTAACAGAACCCTTAGAAACCGATACCTCACCTTGAATAGTGTACGTTTGACCCGGCTGTAGACCGTGTAATTCATTTGTTACTGGAGCACCAAAACGGTAATACATTTCAGGCCCGCTCATATCGGGAGTGACCTGACTGTATTCCGGAGTACGAGTAAAATATCCAGACACGGACATGCCACCAGTACGCATTTTAACAGGATGGTCCGCATCGTTGTCATCACCCGTATTCAGAAGCAGGTTAGTTCCGACTGCACTGTTTTGAATCTGGGTCTGAACAGTTTCCAAAGTGCTACTTACTTCAGTGGCAGTTTGTTTAAGTTGACTGATATCATTCTTGTTAGTCGTGTTATCAGTTGTAAGTGTGTTAAATCCACTGGTTAATTCTTTTGACGTGGCTTGCAAAGTGCTAATGTCGGTTGTTTGTTTACCTAAAGTATTATTAACCGTTGTAAATTGGTTTTTAAATGAACTTGAATCAGCTTTTAAATCATTGATACTTGTCGTTTGTCCATCGACATTACTCTTGATACTGGACATTGTTCCGTTGATCCCATCAGCGGTCATTTTAATCTGATTTTGTGCCCAGGTTTGAGTAGCGTAACCATCCAAATCAGTCTTAGTCAGTTTGACAGCTAGACCACTTTCTAGCTCGGCGATAGTCATAGTCGATCCGTCAGTTAAAGTCTTATAACTCTGGCTAACTGCTCCGGCAATTTGTTTGGCATCTTTAGAATCAGCGGCAGCAGAATAAGCCTGTTTAACTGCATCACTAGCGTTACTTTGAGCATTAAGTGCACTAGCCACGGCACTATCTGCCTTTTGGTCAACTTTTCCGAACTCCGAAGCTGTAGAGTTTGCCGTAGCAACTGCGGAACTAGCGTCACTTTGAGCACTTACAGCTCGGTCTAGTGCTTGATGAGTTAATGCATTCGTATCATCGTACTTGGCCGCAAGCTGGTCAGCTTTATCTGATGCACTTTTAGCATTTTCAACCGCGGTTTTAGCTTCCTTTTTAGCTACATCAACTTTGGCGTCTATTTCGCCAGGGTTCAACGTAATCTGTTCCCAACGACCGTTGACCCATTGTTTGATAGACCACTTGTCCGGATCACTGTTGCTTTGGTCAAACCATAAGTCACCTTCATTGGCACTCACGGGTTCTTTTGCACCATAGTAATTCGTATTCTTACCATTTGCACTCGTTGTTGCAGCGTCAACACTTTCTTGAATACGTTGTACCTTACTATCCAAACTAATTTGCAAATGTGTGTACTGATCCACAATATTCAAATCACCACAAGTAGCCGTATACCCGATACGCTTACCAGTCACATCAAACTGTTCTTCAAGTTGAATAATTCTGATTTTACGCTTGAAATTTAATGCTTCATCAATTGCTAGAATCCAGTCTCCGACTTTAGGTGCTTCATAGTTCGGATAACCAGCGTTCTCTAAGTCATAGATGTTCATAGTCATTGACACGGTATATGTCGCATCAACCTGCTTTTTTAATGCGGCAATCAAGTTATCTGCGATTGTGTATCGCTCATCGACAATCGGATCCATTTCTAAGTCGCCAAACTGCTTGGCTAACTCACTGCGATACTCAACTTCTAATCGACCCTTACTTTGGTCTTCAGCATCTTTGAAAGCACCATAGCCCTTAGCATACGTCGCAAAATCGGATATTTTCATTTCTTCCGTGAGATCACTAAGGTTAATCCCTTTACGGGCAAAATTGGTCAGGTCACTGCCAATCTGTTTAGCAATGTGAACCGTCTCATTGTGCACTTCAAATTCAACGCCAGCCTGGTCAATAATGTCGTTAAATAAATCTAACTTATTTTTATAACCCCAATTTTCTTTTTCAAATGCTGGTACGGTGACGTCATTCTTGTAGGTATACCCGGATTTATCAAAGAGTTGTCCTAGATAGAATGTATACTCATGACTACCCGTGTATTGTGCGTGCAATGCTACTTTGGCAAAGTCCCAAAAGAACTGTTGTACCGCATCAAAGACAACGGTATTGGTATCATCACTCAGCTTCTTATACGTAATGACGTACTTTTCATTATCGAAGTTTAACCACCAGCCGTAGTCTAAGCCGTTCAATACGTCGCCGCCGGCAAACACTTCACCAGTCAGTGACAGTCCGCCATTAACGCTAGTAGTTCTTGTAATGGTAGATTGGCCGAAATGGGGCGTCCCAGACGTATCATGAAATTTAATCAATAATTTTCACCTCACCTTCCTAAATATATAAATCACACAAATTTTTGATCTGAATATCCGCACTGATTGAACATACTACCTTGTTAGCTGCACCGGGATGTAGAACAAAATATCCCGCATTGGTTTTATCATTGATGTTCTGGTTGCCACGAGTATTATTCATGCCCGATAACGTATAAACGTCACCAGCAACTACTGGGCTAGTAACTATCAATGATTGACCATCGACTGTCAACGTAAACCCACCAGCAGACGCCACCTTAGCCGTCACGACAAAATAAAAAGCCTGTTCTAGCTGTGAACAAGCTACTGTACCGTTATAAGTTATTGATTGGCCACTAACTAACGTTTGCGACCGTGGCTTACTCTCACCATATGGCAATTCGACTGTCTCAAATTCCAGTGACCAGGTGTAGTAAACACCCTTACCAGTCCGTTCGATAATTGATGGTAGGTTGGTATCTGTTCGATACACTTTAAACCGTTTCTTATCAACAGTTTGTGCTGGCATCACAAAGTCTTTGCCACTCTCACGCACGTCATACAAGTTTCGACCGCCGTAAACGCGCGTTAAATAAACGGGGTCCGTTTGTGATAAAGCCGTGTTAACTTTATCTCGCACGTCATCCGCTTGTTCCAGGCTTTTAACCCAATACAAACCATTGATTGTAATCCTCTTAACGACATGCCGGCCCCCATAATCTAATGAACCGGCGCGCCCATCAAAACTCTTAGTAGTTCTGGTGATTGTTGGCGCCGATTCTTCGAAGTTGAGCACTTGGAAGCCGAAGTCACTCAACTTATGTTCAGTTCCATTTAAGTTTGTAATTAAAGCATCCATTTGCTAACCTCCTTGTGAGAAGAATCGATTTAAATTGTGTTCCCGTGAATCCTTTTGTTTAATCAAAGTCCGCAGCTTTTCACCAATCATATCGTTGTGCACTTCAAATGTTGGTTGTTGGTCATCAAGCTTATTCAAGATAGCTTCCAGGCCTGCTACGATTGCTTGTGTACTGTCGCTACCACCCAAATTATAGTTAATTGTGGTATTATCTCCGCCAATTGAGTCGTTGATTGCTTTCGAAGCTTGGATAATTGATGAATTAGCCGGAATAGTACCAGCAGCATACTGTGAGACACCAAACATTTTGGCCGTTAATCCTGCTGGAATAACTTGCGTTCCTTTTGGTGCATTCAGATAGACATTACGTCCGTGTGGAATAAACGCTGGATGCCCGGGATACTTGACAGCTTCACGGAATACTGAGCTTTCTTCGTCATTAACAATGATTGGATTACCATCGGTACCAGTTGTACCTGTGGCGTGCCGAGTAATTTTACGAAAAACAGTTGTAATGAAGTGAGTCACGTTCCCCATTGCATTCCAGTGGCTTAGAGTACGGATTGCGCTACTGATTGGACCAGAAGCGCCATCGTGACCACGAGCAGTCTTGTCTCGCATGCCGGTTCCGTTGTAGCGACCTAACGAACCTTTAGCGCGTCCCATAGCACCGCTTGCTGAATCATATCCGCGAGCGGTTTTTCCACGCATGCCTACCCCGTTGTATCGATCAAGTGACCGGTGAGCACCATTAATTGGACTAGATGCAGCGTCATGTCCATGAGCAGTTTTGAGTGCCATATTAACGCCGTTATATTTCATTGCCGATTTACGTGCACCGTTCATTGAACCTGAGGCCGAATCCTTACCTTTTGCAGTTTTGGTCTGCATTTTGGTTGAATTAAATTTATCTAGTCCCTTTTTACCGCTCTTGGCAGGACCAGACGCCTTATCAGTAGCCTTAAGTACCTTACCAGTTACCTTAACTCGGCCAAACTTATCAACTGAAATTTTAGCTTTACCAGCATTTTTGCTAGCATTGTCCTTAGCAAATAAATTCTTAGTAGCGTTTTTTGGTAAATTCTGATAAGCCTTATAATTACCAGTTACCTTCTTAATAATTCTCGTAGCGCCCTTGTCGTTTGCAATTAATTTCTTTTCAGACGTGGGTAAGCTGTTCCAGTCTTTGACATTCCTAACGCCTTTAGCCACATCTTCGGCACCCTTAGCTTTGGCCATGACCGTCTTCATTTGTGGCGTTAAATTGTTCCAATCTTTAATACCAACCGTAGCTTGCTTCATGGCTGGCGACGCGTTGTCCTTTAAGACTGCCCGCTTCTCAGCCATCGTTAACTTATTCCAAGTTTGAGCCTTAGTCATGACGCCTAAGAGTTCTGGTCCGCCTTTGGAAGTAATGATGGCCTTCTTTTCGGCTGGGGTAAACTTGCCCCATTGTTTGCCCTTTTCGATTAACCCGGCTAGATCATCGCCACCTTTAGACTTAATCATCGCCTGTTTCTCTTTAAGCGTTAAACCATCCCAGCGTTTGGTCTGAACAGCCGCAACCCCAACCATGGCCGCGGCATTAGAACTCATCTTTCCCTGTTTAACCAGTAGTTTCATCTGATTCCATTTGTCTTTCGACTTAGCGGCCTTATTGACTTCTGCCTGCGCATTGGTCTTAACTTTTCCAGTCTTGGAATCAAATACTAAGCTATTCCAGGTATCAGCTGCCGCCTTAGACTTCTTACTCATGTTGCCAGTTTCAGCAACCACCAAGGATGTACTCTTACTCATGTCATCATTTTGCCGTTTTACAATCGCCGCTGCTTGCTTGTAAGTGTAGCCAACATTTAGTAAATCCTGCGTGATTTGGGCTTTCGAAGCTCCGTTCGCCTTATCCAGTTTATAGATTGCCGCGGCCATACCATCTGTGGTTGACTTGTGGGTAGCTTGCAGGTCAGTCATTGCCTTGCCATATTGTGATGCAGAAATTTCACCTTTATCGTACATGGACTTGATCTGCTGGCTCTGATCATTGTAAAGCTTATTTTCTTTCTGCATTGAAGACGTCAATTGATTAATGGTCGTATCACGTTGCTTACGGGTCATGTTACCAATATCCCCATTCAATGCAGCTAGAACGTTCTTCTTAGCACTTCCACCAATTTTTAGTAGGCTAATTTCATCGCTATTCATTTTACGTTGGCTATTGAGCAATGCAGTTCGTTCCGTATCACTCAAGCCAGACATCTTACCGTTGTGGTTCTTGAGTATAGCTTCCGCGTTATTGTAATTTTCCTTAGCATCGGCCAATACTGTAGCATTATGCTTCTTGCGATCAGCGATATCTTCTTTTAAGTCATCTTGAACAGAGTCGGGTAGGCCCTTCATATCCTTCTGCATCTGCTGGATAGTGTCTTTGGAATCCTTCTCCATCTCCGTATACATATCACTGAAGTCTTTAGCAACCTTCTTCGTGCTAGTTTGACTAGCTGTTTCAAAGTCAGTCAAAGACGTACCCGCGCTAGTGCTAAATCCTTTAAATTTAGTCAGTGCGGAATCAGCCTGTTCACCGACATCTGAACCCCACTGCCGTGTTCGTGCAGCACTAGCTGCAGCTTCCTTACCATAGAGTTGCCAGTAAGCCACACCGGCTACAGCTGCCAAACCAACACCGGTCACCGCCGCACCAGTAACACTTAATGAGGTTCCTAATACACCGGCGCCAGCTTCGGCCGTCGTAAAGGCACCTTTAAGCAAGCCAAATGTTGACTTAGCCGTTGATGCCGAGCCATTTACAGTATCAACACTTCCCTTGAATGCTTTGAAACCACCACTGGTAGCATCAGTCGCACCTTTTAACATCGCGAGTGATTCTTTAGCTGCTTGATTCTTCGCGTGCCATTGTGCGGTAGCGCTAATAACTTTAACAATACCGCCACCAAATGTTCCAAATCCACCGACGATATTACCCAGCATACTCAATACTGGGCCACCAGCAGCAGCTAATAGGGCAAACTTAATAATTGTATTCTGAGTGGCATCATCCATCTTCGAGAAGCCTTGAACCATATCCGTGGCTTTCTTAACTAACGGTGTTAGTTTTGGAATTAACTTCTCACCGATTTCAATTCCTAGCACTTTTAATGACGCAATCAGTTTCTTGACATTATTTGCCGAAGTATTGCTCATTTGCTCGGCAACTTTCTTAGTCGCACCACCAGCGTCCTCAGTATCTTTAGTCAAGTCACGCAGACTCTTAGAACCGGCCTTAACTAATGCGTTAGCAGCAGCTTGGTTCTCACGTCCGAATGCTTGGGCTAAGGCCTTACCACGTTCAGCGTTTGACCAGCCCTTAGTGCCATGTGTGATATCATCAATTAGTTGCGGTAAATCGTGTGAGTCATGGGCCAGTTGCTTCGAACTAATGCCCATACTCTTGAATCCCTCGGTGTTTTGCTTGGTTGGCTTAATCAAACTAGTCAGCATACCACGTAAATTAGTCCCAGCTTTTTGGCCTTCGATTCCTTGGTTACTAAGCTCACCAACAGCCGCCGCAGTTTGTTCAACGCTGAGACCCAAACTAGAGGCAACCGGCCCGACGTAGCTCATCGCATCAGACATATCACCGAAGCCAGCCGCAGTCGCATTGGCCGCGTATGTCAGCGAATCGGTAACCTGCTGAGTGTTCTTCATCGTCCCAGCCGTTGAGTTAGTCTTTAACCCGAACTGTTCAACGATTGACGCTGTGGCATTCATGACCGTACCCATATCTTCACCGGAAGCCATGGTAGCGTCTAAGATAGACGGCATTGAGCCCAAAACTTGGTTAGTCGTGTAACCACGCCGAATAAGTTCCGCCATGCCGTTGTTGATTTCAGTAGTCGAGACACCGTACTTCATCGACATCTTTTTAGATGCATCACCCAACTGATCCAACTGTGACCGGTACTTAGCGGTAACCGCGCCCCCATTAGTCAGCAGAGGCCCCATGGACTTGATTTGCGAATCAAAAGTGATAGCGGATTTAGTTGCAATGGCTAAACCAGCCGCAATAGGGGCGCTAACTTTGCTGGTCATCGTTGAGCCGATGTTCTTCATCGATGTACCAGTCGCTACAGCGGCCTTGCTAACTTTATTTAAGCCACCGGTAAAACCAGTTTGCTCAACGCGTGCTTTAGCCATTGCCGCTGCATTATTCTTGTACTGAGTTTGTAATGAGGCTAATTTAGCATTGGCATTCTGCAATTGAGTTGCTAACTTAGCTGTTTGTGCGGTTGGTTTACCATCAACCAGCGAATCCTTGTACGCTCTACCCAGTTTTTCAACAACCCGCTGCTGACTCATCATTACTTGTGACAAGCCTTTAGACTTAGCTGATAGGACATCAAACCGGCGGCCCGATTGACCGAGTACGGCCATTGATGATTTCATCTCAGCCATTGCATACTTAACTTCACGTTTAGCACCGGTTAACCCTTTACCAAACGCAGCGTGATCCAGCCCTAACTCGATGACCATGCGGCCTAATACTTCATCTGCCATTTATTATTCCTCCCTTCATTAAGATTTTCTAGCAAAGTCAAAAAGACTCATGACAGGCTGATTACCAGGGTTTACCCCCACAGTCCCCGGTTTAACTCGGGTCCCACTTTCAGTCTGCTGAGTCTGTTCAGTCGTTGCTTCGATTATTTGCGACAACAATTGAAAATCAACATCATTTAATACGCTCGAAAGTGTGTAGCCGGTGCGGTTTTCAACAATTGCGCCGACTGCTGATAACACACTTTTGCGAGCTTCTTTGATGGTTATTCCGGTGTCGTCGCCATCTGTAGCTTTTTTGGGTTTACACCAGCTACTTTGCAGATAATTGTGAAAGTACGGTCATCAAAATCAATCGCATTGAATCCATTCCAAATTGCATCCGTCGTTACCAATGGATCAGTAAATACTTTGGCTAGAAATGCTACTCGTTCTTCAAAAACATCATGCAATTTACGATCTGAGTTATCGGTTTCAATTAAGTCCAATGCGTCCAAGATACGGCCTGCCGGAATGAACGATTCCGTGAAGGTCTGCTTTTTACCATCAATAAGTAATTCCATCTTTAGTGGTGTACTCATAGTCTTTTCCCTCCATACACAAAAAGCCGCCCCAATTGGTATTGTTGATTTATCGGCGACTAGTGGTTAGTTATTCAATATATTTTTCAGAATTATCCATTACTTGGAGTTGTATCGCTACCTGCTGGATCAAACAATTGCTTTTCAAACTTCGTAACAGTCGTTGCATCCTTAGTGGCATCGCCCACAAACTTCTGCATCACTTCGCCGTTAGTAGCTGTGGCAATCGAACTAATTGGCGTAAAAGTCCAGGCATCAGCTTCTGGTGTAAATGATTTAGATGAATCCAGCGTGCTCAAGCTAATCTTATCCCGCGTAAATGTTCCCTTGAAGAAACCAACTAACGCAATTTCGCCAGTGTCTTCTTTGGATTCCATTTCAATTGAGCAATATGGTGGCAACGTATCTTCACCACCATAGCTGATCTTGTCATCATCGACACGGAAACCAGCCAATAGGTCAGCACTAACTTCCGGTAAATCTAAAATACCGAGTGCTACCTTGGCGTCACCCAAGCCTTGACGTGACAAGTAGTAATCGATATTAGACCCCGGTACTTTCACTGGGTCTTTAGCTAAACCACTGATTTCAGCAGTGGTCGTAGCCCCTTTGTGTGCCTGACCTTCAACAACAATCAGGTCACCTTTTTTCGTGCCGTCTTCGGCAAATGGTTGAATCTTTAATCGTTTATATCCTACAAACATAATTACATCTCTCCTTAATAATTTGTGTCATACAATTTAGTGTTACCGCGGTATCTGCGAACATCAACAAAGCGGTTAGTTTCAGTCATGAATTCATCTAATTCGTTCTGAGCACCAGCTAATCTTGAAAAGCCCAAAGCAAGCATTTCGTTTTGAATTTCACGTGCCACAGCATTACGTGCCGGTCGACTGATAGATTCAACATTGACTTGAAACGTGAATTGCACATTCAAATAATCATCACTGCCAACAGCCGCTGGTACCGGTGGGCCGACAGGTGTAATCACAACAAATAGATTGTCATGGTCAGCCGTTTCTGGGCTTTCAAAATAACTAATTCGATGACTGCCATCACCAGCCAATGTCAGTTTTGCAATTGTTGCATTTGCCAACAACGCGGTATAAATAGTTGCAAGCATATCCTTGGTTTCGGTCATAGTAGTTTCCTCAATTCAGCTTCTTCAAGTGCCTTGGCAGGGCCACGGCTACTATCAAATGCACCTTGAACTTTACCCATGCCTCGTGGATGATAGGTTTTGCTGAACCGTGTATATCCGAGCTCATTCAGATGGACTAATCGCCAGCGAGATCCCGCGTGCCAGCCAATCTTAATCGTCCGTACACCGCCCCGACTATGAGGGTTACCGACTGATACTTGAAGAACTGTTTGACCTGTGTCACGATAGCTGGCGACCGCATTCTTGAGTTCAACCGCTACTCGCCTGCCGGCTACTCTTAACGCATCATTTTCAATACGATTTAGTTTTGCTGGACTCAGTTTCTGGGACAGCTTGTTGATGACTTCATCAACGCCTGTGAACTTAACCGTTACTTCCGTCATTTAGTCACCCCCAGCACGATTTTGACAAAAGCATTATTTTCTAGGTCCGGCGCCACCTGGATAACATCCCAAACAATCGGTTGACCAGTGGCATCCAGATACCGGCGGTCGTCAATAACCACGGTGTCCTTAGTTGTCGGGTCAAATTCGCCAAAAGTATCGCGAATCTTGATAGTCACGCCATACTTTGCTTCATTAACGTTAAGCACTTCACGGTCTTTGGTGGATGGATCATAAGCTAAACCCAAACACTCAAAAGCTTGTTCAGTTTGACCACGACCTGGCTCTGGCCCCAAATTTTTAACGGTACGAAAAAAACGAACCGGCGTATTAAGCTGATTCGTTCTTATTGGTGGTGCTTTGTACTCAAACTTCGGTCGATTCATCTTCATCATCCCCCGGTTCATAGCTAGTCAAGGACGCAGACAATAAGTCGTCCAAAAAATTAGCGTCGAAAAACTCGACTTGGTCATTGTAAGCGTATCGTGCTCGTTCTATAACTAGCTCGTCATACACATCATCACCGGCGTTACTGGCAATACCAGTAATATCGGTGATACGCCTCTGACTTGCATTCAGAATTCGCGATAAATTCGCGTCCTCGGCTTTGTGATAAATCTTCATACGCAGTTTGAATTGATCTAATAATGGATTCACTTAATCACCCCACTAATGCTAGTAAATCGGCCTTCAACGTAGCTCCAGTGTGGTCGATTCCGTTAGCATCTAACCAAGCAGTGATTTCAGCTACGGTACTGTTCGCGGTAGGCTTAGTTACCCCGGTGTCCGGGGTCGTTATTTTCCCGCCGTATCAGTAGTGGTAGCTGTTTCCAACGCTAAGTCATAAACGAAAGCGACGTTGTTATCTTTGCCCTTGCCATATGCAAATTGCTTAGCAGTGTACAGTGTGCCGTCTTCCATAGCCAAAGTTTCAGTGAACTTCTTGATGTTTACAGCACCAGCTACATACGCATCGTAACGATCAGGAACAAAGGCAATCAGCTTACCATTTGGTACGTATTGAGATTCAACAATTTGGATTCCAAATGGATAAGCCAGTACCCATTGGCCATTGACGTTTTGCATCGTCATGGCAGCTTCCATGTCCAACGAAATCCCTGGGGTCACGACTAAGACCGTCTTACCCTTGGCAACGTATGGCTTACCATTTTCCTTAACTGATAACTTCTTGACAATACCAGCTAATTCCTTCTTAGCAGTTTCGGTGTCCTTTAAAGTAATTGAACCAACAGACGCCTTTTGAGCATAAGTAGTCGTGTCACCGCTAACGGTCCCCTTGGATAAGTCAGAAATCAAACCGATTGGTTTATCGTTACCGTCACCAACTAAGAATGCTGATTCGAGGGCTGCAGCAAATGCTTCGGTAATTTGAGCCATCACGAATTGCTTGATCCAAGCTGCACCAAATTCTAAGATATCGTTTGGCAATGCCACAAACGCCGTCAGCTTGGATTGAGTAGCCGTTTGATCATCAAACTTAGCTGTTAATTGACCTTTGATTTCATCGAAAACTTTACCCCAAACAGCCTTACCGCCTGTTTCATCGGTCTTTAAAAACTTCAACCGTAAACCAGTCGTTTGTAACTTAATAGTTTGCAAGAATGGATGTTGATCAACTAAGTCTTCAAAGATTTGGTTTACTGTCGTTTCTGGTAATGTTACTTCAGTCTTTTCAGTGTGGGATAAGTCACCGGCCGTTAAAGCGTTAAAGAACTTAACTTCATCACCCGTCATTGATGGATCTTTACGTTGAGCGTTCAGCACATCATCCGTCTGTAAGTGGACTTGATTCTTGATTTCAGCCATGGTATCTTCACCAAGCGCGTCCATCATATCAGTAAAGCCCTGTGCTTGTTTATCGGCATCCGTGCTATTCTTCATCAATTCTGCATAAGCCTTCCGCTTAGTTGAAAAATTAGTAAAAGTTTTGGGATCAAATTTAATCATTGTTTTTTCCTTCTTTCGTAAATTAAAAAGCAAACGGATCAACAAATCTGTTTTCCGCTTGCTTTGTGGGTTGAATATTTAATTTTTGTACGACCGCGTTTGAAATACGGTCAATATCAGTATCAGATAAATCAGGAGCTGGCTTGACTAACTCGGCAATCTTATCAATCGCCGTTTGCGGCAATAGCCCAGAACCACCATCCGCTACCAATTGAATCTTATCATCAGTAAACATAACTTCGTCTACGAATCCAAGCTCCTTTGCTTGATCGGCATTCAAGTAGGTTTCAGAGTCCATCTTAGCCAACAAGTCGTCCATCGGTAACTTCGTTTTCAATTGATAAGCATTGGCCATCGCTTCATTGAGTTGTTTTAACATGTCCGACAATTTGTCCTGATCATGATAATCACCATAAACTCCAGCTGCAGAGTTATGGATCATAATTTGGCCAACCGGACTGATTCGTGTTGGATTACCGGCCATTGCGATCACGGACGCGGCACTTGCAGCCATGCCCATAATGTTGACCGTGACCTTACCGGAGTAATTCATCAGTGCTGTATAAATTTCACTTCCAGCAGTTACTAAACCACCGCCGGAATTAATATCAACTTCGATATCTGAATCATCATCTGGTAATGCATCAATAATATCCTTAGGAGCAGTACTGTCCATTTCCAACATGTCATAAATCCACTTGTCATCGTTACTAATAATCGGACCCTTAACGTTAATCTTCTTCATTATTCTCACCACCTTTCGTTGTATAATTCTTGGTCATCACTATCTGGTCACCGTCTTCACGTGGTGGCAGTCCAACTGCTGACCGAACCTCGTTTTGAGTAACCATACCTGACGAACCAAGCTTGTCGATTTGTTCTGCTAGTTCAATTAGTGTTGGTCGATTAATACCAATTACTTCAACTTGTTTGCCATTCTTTAAGTAATCTCGCTGGCTGAATGACTTAGCGTTTAGCTCTGACTGAATCTTAGTTAATAACGAACTCAGGCACTGCTTATTGAACAGTTTTTGATTTTCAGCAGTTTCAGCAGTTTCACCATGAATTAACGCTGGTGGCACTCCTACCAGCCGGGCAACATGGTCAATGAATGCCAGTAACACGCCGTTACTTTCATCAAACGTCTGATTTTTGCCTACCCCGTTCGATACTTCGTTATATTCAAAGCCATTTGTGATTGGTACTAGTGCAACAGAGTTCTTGCTGAACGATTGGAAAATCTTGTCGATAAACTTCTGTAGCTTGTTGGCTTTACCGTCATTAACACCAGCCGTTAAGTCAGCCTTAACGGTCGCTCGAATTTGATTATTACGAAGTTCCAGCTCATACATTCGGCCAAATAACTCACCGTAGTCTCCCCATAAACCGGTCAAATAGTGCTCTAACTGATCGTTTGAGTATCTCAGGTAAATAACATCAGACATCGGGAAGGAACGCTTAAACGTGTATTCTTTGACTGTAACATTATCGAAAACATCTTCATATACTGCATACTCGTGACGACTAAAGTCATCAGCAATTAATAAATCACCATCGTCGTCTTGAATCACCAGCACCTCGTTGTAATAAATCAATTGGTAAACAAAATGCTGCCAAAAATCACTGGCCGATTCGTCAGTATTTGGTCGGACATTGAGCTTGTAATACATCGCATCCTTAACAGGTAACCCCTTGTTCATCACACGGAACTCCGACTGGCTAACCGCCCGGCCTACGTAATTGATCACTGTGTCAATCGCCATGCGCTTTAAGTAGGCTCGGTTCTTAATGTCCTGGAACAAATCAAGATCATAAACAAAGCTGGAATCTTTTCGCCGCGTAAACAGGTCAAAGAAGCTATTAATTACACTCATATATTCACCTCCCTTCCGTTAGAAATCAATGTCGGCCAACATATCTAGCGATTCATTTACCGAGTAGTCGGGTAACTGGTCAACCAGATATTGGCCATATTCAAACGCTTTAAAGCCATCAGTTTTTCGCCGAATTTCTTCTTTCTTGCCGTATCGTTTGTTACCATGGCTGTCGGTCGAAACCAGCACGTTCTGAGTGTTCCACCGCAATAGTGGGTTGTCACCCCAGATATATTGATGATTGGCAAACCCTGTCTCAATCCTCGGGGCTAGTAATCCATCAATCGCAGTTGGATTCCGAATCACGACCACCTCAAAGCCTGCATCTTCAAAGAACTTACGAAGTAAATCCGCCCGGAAATTATCCATGACAACTTTCTTAATGATGAAACGTTTCCGCTGCTCTAAGAACCAATCTACGACTTCTTGCGGGTCAATGGTTGGTGTGTCAACCACAGTCAGTAACCCGCGTTCTTCCCATTCAGCAATAGGAGGAGCAGACTGGGGGCGGTCTTGTGGTTTAGCTGAATACGCATAGAACTTATCGACAAATTGACGGCGGGCAAATTGATGGCTGATAAAGTATTGCTTACCATCTCGCTTGATAGTCAAACCATCTGCAGTAAAGTCGCGAATAGACGCGAAATCCACTGAGCCAATCGCTTCCATGCCCTCTAAATCATCGGGAACCGGCTTATTGGTTGCTTTAATTTGCTCATAAGGGGCAACTGACTTTTCTAGGTCTTCAACCTGGTAGTTCATGCGCTTAATAACGAACTCATCATAACCAGACGGGTCTAGTTCCAGGTCGTTATAGTCATCCATGGTCTCCTGGTAAACGTCTTTAGCGTAGTCATTCATTGGCTTAGAAAATGATGGGTTGGCAAGCTCCCAGTTGGCTGGGTTGTCCATCTCTTTCAAACTATCCAACTCGCAAACAAACGGAAACATCGATTCAATGGGGGCCTTGCCGTCTAAAATCGCATCAGCTTTTGCTAATTCTTTATCTAGGTAGCCATCACGCACATAGCCCTTGGACCCAATCTCGAAAACTCGTGAGTCTCGAACTTTCCCAAGCCCAGAAATATGAACTTTGACATTTTGGTTATTGGGATAGGCGTGGATTTCATCGAAAATAACAAAACCATCACGCAAGCCATCTTTAGTATTCCCGTTAGAAGTCCGGTATCGTAGCGTCGAGTTGGTAGACTTCGAATGAACTTGCGAATTGGTCGCATAAAATTCGCCTTTCAACTCACTATGCAAGTCGACCGCATCGTGAATCTCATCAACCGATGTTTTGGCCTGTTCTTCACTATTGGCGATAATGGAACCATTATAATTGCGGACCCCATGCAGTCGCGATAAAAGAAAAGATGAAATCACCGATACCCAGCCGTTCTTACCAGCTCCACGGCCAACGACTACCATGAACTTTCGAATTGCTCGCCGCTCAGTGGTGTGATCATATAAAAAAACGAACGCGGTTAAGAATTTTTCCCAGGGGGTAAATGGGAAAAACCACTTATCAGCGAACGTTAAACAGTCCTCGATTTTTTCTTCATCAAAATAATAATTTTCGTTAGTTAGAACGGTCTTTTCTATTAATTCCACGAGTTTTATTCGCCGCTTATTCAACCTGATAGAACCGTTTTTATAGGCCTGTAGGTAACTTTTAACGTACTTCTGTTGAATCATACCAAGCCACCCTTTTCGTCGCTCTTAGTAGCTGTTTTAGACGCTTTAGGGGTGGTTTTAACGGGCTTAAAGTCCTTTTCAAGCGTTATTAGCGCGGAATTAATTCGATTTTTTTCGGAAACAGCCGGATTTGCTTTCCAATATGTCTGTTTGCCATTCTCGATTTTGACCATCACACCATTGGCAATAATGGCTTCATCAAGCTTATAAAAAGCGTTCAAAAGGCTGATATATCGGTCAACCTTTTCTTTCTCAACAGCTGATTTTTTATCGATTCGCTACATCAATTCCCTTCTTATCTTACGGTGGTCCAAACCCCCACCCCCTTTCAAATTGAATAAAAAAAGCAATATTTTTCCGGAGTCGAGTCCTACCCACCGGTTCCCAGTTTTCTATTTTTCGCCAATTTTTTTGACCCCGGGGGCCTTGGCAATAAAAGATTTCCAGTCAAAAAAGATTGCTTTATTAATGTAGTAATATCCAGTAAATTCTTCCGCCGTATTCATCCGTTTACAGTAATTCTTCGCGCGCCGTTCACTAAAATAAACGCGATGTGCAAAAAGCACATTCGCTTGTTGGTCACGCATGACTACGTAGACCACGACTTGCTTAGTGTTATCGGTTCTTGATCGCATTAGTCATCACTCCTTGTCTATTGATAGAACACTTTACCAGTCTGTTGATTGATAAAGACCACATGTTGAATTGGCTTATAGTCACGCTCCGATAACAAGACGATAGTTGCAGTCATCATGCTAACCCCTGACTCATCAATATCTGTAGCCGTTACAAACTGATAACTACACGACACTACCTGAGCCTGCTCACCGTCAACATAGATCTCAGGTATCTTTTGCCCGTTGTTTATTGCCCAAGTTATATCATGTTCCATCATTAATCCCACCTCTCGTCATTTGACCATCGGTTCTCTTTGCGCTCATGCTTGCTTCGATAGTTCATGCGATGATGTCGTTTGTTGTGACAGTCCTTGCACAGTGTCCGCAGATTAGTCGGCTCGGTTCGCAATTCCGGATAGTCAGCCAACTCTTTAATGTGATCAACTTCCAGTACAACCGGACGGCCATGACTATCCACGTCACCATACCGTGTGACCTTGCCATCGCGCTTACACCACTGACACTCATAGTGATCACGTTTAAGGATAGCAGCACGTAGATGTTCCCACTCAACGGAGCTATAGAACTGCCGGCACTGGTCAGTCGTCCAAGCCATGATGCAAATCTTTCCAGAATGTTTTCCCATTAGAGAAGATTGGTACAGATGCATGCTTAGGCTCGATCCCGTCCATGACGTTACCCAGACCATCATAGATGTCGTGCAGTGAATAGCCCTGCTTGATTAATCCGTAGCAAGTCTCATTGATTGCTTGCGTTGTATTGAACTCTGATTGTTCCATTCGTATTACCTCCAATAATTTAATACATAATAAAACGCCACACCGTTTGGCATGACGCTCGTACATTAATGTAAATTTTCTAACGCATATTCATACTGTTCATCATAATCATCAAATACATCGATTTTTTGTATGGCAGCAGTATTTGCATTATCGCCAATAATAAGAAGTATATTTTCACCACCGATTCCAACTTTACCAGTTGTCAGTTGATCATCATACTTTTTTTCTACTCTCATCATTTATATAAATTTTTTTATGTCATCAGTCTCATTAAGAACCAATCCCATATCTTCTGAAAAACCAGGGACAGAACTCAAATCCGGTTTAAAAATCATGCTAGGATTATCTGAACCAGCAATAAAATCAGGTGAAAAGTCATTCGTGCTTCTCAATGCATACCCTCTAGTATTACCATCTTCATCAAATCCAAATATATATACCGTTGTAGTATTCGTATCAGTAATTTTATACTTAGATTTGTTTAGAGTGATTAAAAATTCCGAAGTAAAAGTTGTAAATGTATCAACGTCCTTCGCCAGAATACTACGCGAAGACTCAATAGCCTTTTGTATAATATTATAATTACCAGTCCCACAGATAACTGACTTTGCAAAAGGCATATATTCAAACTTTTGTGTAAAGTAAGCCGGTACTAGCTCTCCCACACTATTCAATTTTGAAACTAGCATATCCATGGAAATAACAATAGTATCCTCAGTAATCATTGCATTTAATGCAGTCATAGAAGTTCCTCCAAAATATTAATTACTTAACATCATAACAGAAAAGTCGCTACATAATCGCAACAACTTTCTCTTTGGAACTATTCGATAATACAAATATACACCCATTTACTCGGCATGTAAGTGACATTCAGGGGACATTTTAGTGACACCTAGGGGACATCATGCTTTGCTTTCTGATCTAAATACTCTTTGTGTTTATTTTCTATATATTTTTTACTTTCTATTATGCTATCTGCTATTTTCAAATTTGTATTCTGAATATTTTGAATATTATGCTCATAATATTCATTCACTGTTTTAATCAGCCTTGACAAAGCCCCATTAAAATCATTGTTACCAGGAAACTTGTTTTTAACAATAATGTAAAGCATATTACTGATATCCGTCATAACCTGCTGATACGTATCTGGTAGTAGAACATTATCTTTGATAATCGGTTTTAATGCCCGGTTAACCGTCTTAATACTATTTGCTGATTGTACTATATCACCATTCGAAACTACTGGTGTTAATAAATTTGTTTTACCCTCTAAGTCATAGTTTTGCAGCTCATGCAACCGTTCAAGCATCAATTTTTCAGCCGATTTTGCATCTTTAATAGCCTGTTCTAATTGCTTGTTTTTTAATTCAAAATCTTGCAATGCTTCATGTATTTCTGATATTTTAAAGTCTTTTTTAAAATCTGTCTCTATTTTTTTAATCTGTCTTTCAGAAAATCGCCATTGCATAAAACTAAACAATGAAAAACCGAGTCCTAAAATCGTAAGAATAACAGTTATAATTGTTATATAAATCTGATTTTGGTTATTAAGCTCTTCTAAGAGTCTTTGTACTACGTCTGAATTACTCATATATTAGTACCTCCGAGGATTTGTTCTGCTTCAATCATAACAAAAAATCGCCACATAATTGTGACGACTTTCTTTTTATAAAACTTTCACGTGTCTTACTCCATCACCATATAGTCGTTTGACCTGACGGAACGAATAACTCATTTGTAACGCAATCGTGTCTAGCTGAATATCTTCAATAAAATACTGTTCTAATATAGAAGCTTCTAACGAATTAGTTAACTCATCAAGACAATCCGTAATTTCAGCTTTGATTGGACGGCTTTTCTTGATCAGCCGATTAATACGTGCCTCAATTTCTTCTCGCTGAATTAAGTCGTCAGCCAACTCGCGCCGCTTTCCACCGCCCGGTTGCCCCGTCATACTAGGTGAATGTGTCGACTCAATACGGTCATCAATGACAAACAGCTTAGTTTCAAGCCGCTTAATTTGTCTAAAGTAAGGCCGGTAACGCCTTAAGAATTTCTTGTTAGTTTCAAAATCACCCACCACTTTCCACCTCAACTCTGAATAATTAAATTGCCATGGCGATATTCTGTTACTCGCCGATTTAGCCAACTGTATTTCTTATGCAGTTGCTTTAAGGTTTGGTTCTTCTCCTCTGTTGTATGTGAGCTCTTGGCTGCGTATGCTTCAATTAAATTGTATTGCCGCAACGAAACTGCTAAATAACCACTCTTCATTGTAGCCTTGGTTATCCTCCAAATAGGTGCCATTTCTTTTTCGTTTGCGCCAAGAATGCCATTTTCATGGCGGTCTTCAACTTCACATACCAGGTTGTTAAGCTTTTCATGATCTATACGCTTTTCCATTATATTTTCTCGCCCTCATTCTAGCTACCGCATAAACTTTGCCTGCAATTATCATGGTGGCATTATTTATTGTTGTCAAAATACATGCTCTATTGTAAGATTTGGATTACTTTCGGTGTATTCGGTGTCAGTCATTTGTGTCCCTCCTGTTTACGTTTTTCGATAAAAGGTGTAGATATGAATACTTTTCCTAGAAACACTTTAACATCAGCCTTTCAGCAGTTCCGGGTTCTCGTGAACGTTACCTTGTACTGAATATCCATCAAAACTGGTTAATTCCTCTAATGGATATATTTTCCCGTTGCAGTTAACCACATAACTCGCATAGTCGGAATGATATTCTACGGATCCTATGTGTTCTTCTTCTCTAGGGTCATATTCGTCCCCAACACACCATATGCTCCCAAAATGCAAAATATCACCATTGTAAATTTCAACACCCTGTTTATCTTTCATTCCGGTAAACTGTTCAACATCATACCGTTTATTATTTAAGAAGGCTCCAAAGCAATCCTCATCATAATCAGCATTTTCGCCATCGTCATATTTTACGAATCCACTCAACGTGTCATAAGCGTCTTGTACATTGTAAAGATAGATTTCGTTACCCTTGTCCCACGCTCTAAACTTAATCATCGTCGCCATCTCCTACCAAATCATCTAGCTCGTTTATTGCTTGTTTAATTCCAGCAGCGGTTGCAAGCATTCTTAAATCCATCCAGCCTTCGTAATCTTTAACCAATATTCTGCGCAACTTTTTCATTTCATCATTCATTTTCAGTCCTCCCCGAATGCCCGCTTATTAATGTTGTACGGCTCATATTCCTTGACCAGTTGCTTGTTATCCTGTGCTTTAGCTTTATTGTCTTCGGCATGTTGTTTCATTCGCCGGTGCTTCCGTTTAATCGTTGAACGTTTCTTAGTGTGTTTAGGCATCTTCGTCCTCCGTAATGTAGTATTTGTTTTCGTCAATCGCGCGAATACGTCTATCCAGCCAAACGTTATTGTGCTTTAGCTCCCGAGACGTCCTAGTTTTAACCTGCTTGCCTTTCATGACTAATTTAATAGCATTATACTGGGTACGCGTAATCTCCGTGTAATCGCTTGATACGGCCTTAATTCCAGGCATCTTATGCAAGTTAGCTAGTTTGCTCGGCGGCACGTTATCCATGCTGCCATATCTCGCTTCTAGCTTATGAATTACTTCCAGTTCTTTAGGCCAATTTTTGCTCGCCATAGGCTAACTTCCTTTCAAGCTCCTGTTCGTAATGATCATGTATCTCATTCGTACAATTTGGGCATGGTTCAAACATGAAACCATAACTCCCAAGTGATTGCTGAACGACTTTACTACCATGACATAATTCACAACTCATACGCTTCTAACTCCTTCCATGTTGTCAAACAGCAATTGACAGCTAGTATCCTTGGTATATAAACGATCAATTGTTTTGCCGTCGTACATACTTTCTAATTGCTTACGTGTGTTGTTAGTCGTAATGATGGTTATATGTTTGACTTCGTTATGATCAAAATCGCAACGCGCATTCGCCACTTGATACATCAGTGTCTGCAAATCTTTGTGTACTGGCTTGTAGAATCCCTTTTCAGTTGGCTTACCGCCTTCAGTGCCAAAATCGTCTAAAACTAGAACATCAACGTTTTGCATGTCTTTTAGAATGTATAGTAAACGTTGACGTACATCCGGTGCTTCATACTTTTCATTAACCAGCCGTAGCAGCTCAGCTGTTGAGACAAACATTGCTGTCTGCCCTACGCTCATTAGCTGATACATAATTGCTAGCGCTAATGATGTTTTGCCAACACCGGGTCCGCCTGCAAGCGCTACGTTGAACTGGTTAGTCTCTAATTGCCTAGCTAACTTAAATGCCTGATTGCCAAGCTCTCTAGCTTTAGCTTGATTAGGCTGTTTATCAACCTGCCAATCATTAAAGCTAAATCGTAGTGGCACGCTTCCAGACCAGACTGACATGCGATAGTAATACCGTTTCCGGTTAGCAACCACACCAGCATTGGCACGGTCAATCGTTTGATGATCCAATTCTTCTTTGGTTGGCAGCTTAGTTGTATCAATTCCTCTAGCCGCTACTACTTTCTGAATCGTGGCTTGATTGAATAACTTCGTTACATTTTCCATTAGCCAAACCAGTCCTCTCGTGTTTGTGGCGCAACATTAGTCGGGCGATCCCGTTCAACCTGACCCATGAGCGTGTCATACTGCTTGCGTAACTTTCCTGCCGATAAAATGTTTGCTTGCCAGAATGAATTATCCTGTGACCAATCTACCAGCCAATCTAATTTTTCATAATCACGATGATCACGTTCGTGTGCCAATCGAATATCATTAGCCCATTTTTGTAAGTTTGGTTCTTTAAAGTCAGGTTGCCGTTGCTTAATTCTGGTCAACAAATGGACTGCTACTTTGTAGGGTGGATCATCGGGTCCATACTCGGTTTTTGAGTTGGAACGTTTATTATTTGTAGTCTCTGTAGTAGTCTCTGGTAATCTATTGGTATTGGTTGGCCCATTTTGGGCTACTCCATTGGGACATTCTGGTCTATTCGTTGGCCCATTTTGACCCAATGGTTGGCCCTCTAATTTTTCGTAGTTAATGCGGTACCATTTAGTCTTATCAAACCCGGCCTTGTTGTAGTTTCCAGAGATCAAAAACTCGTCTTTCTCAAGGCTTGTAATCGCCCGTTTTAAAGTCTTTATGCTCCAAAAAGGAAATTGTTTATGCCAACTCGTATAGCTGTTGTAAATCCACTTATACCCATCACGTTCGTTGTTTGAACGATTTAGCCAGTAATGGAACTGCTGTAAAACAATTGCTTCGTTTAGACCAACCTTAACGGCCAGCGACGGCAGCACCTGTAACGGTGGTTCACTAATTAAAAGGTTATTCATCTATATCACCTCAATCATATAGTAGGCATTCCACCTACCCGGTGTATTAGTCACTGCTGTATTTACCTTTCAAGCCAATTCGTTTTAATGTTTCTTTATCTAGTTTTATGCCATCTACCGGGACGTGGTATTTTGCACTAAATGCCACGGAGCCAATTTGCTCAATCTCGCTGTGATGGACTCGACACAATGCCATAACGTGCCGTTTGGTGTGGTCAACGTGTGTTCTGTTCAAGCCGGCTCCGATAACGTCTACATGATGGATATCAGCACGATTACCGCAGATCATGCAAATTCGGTGGCGGCAACATTGAAACAGATAATACTCTTGCTCACGTGGCAATAGCTTATAGCCTTCCTTGAACGGCACGTGCCACTCAAACATGAAGTCGATAACTAGGTCGAGTAACTGGTTAGCATCGCTCACAGACGATTCTGTGGTGTCTGACAGGCTAATCTGCTTGCCGAACGTATATGACTCATACTGCAAATAAAACAAGTTTTTCAAGAAGTCTGTCGGCATACCTGACCACGTATAGATGTCACTAAGCAACGCGAAGAACAAGCGTCGTTGTTGCGGCCTAGCTTTACGTGTGTCAGCTAATTCCGAGTACGTGTAGTATTCATCAGCAGAACCACTTACCGTCTCAACATGGTCAAGGTTAGGCTTATGGGTGAGCTTCTGAACCTGATACCACTCGCCATCTTTTTCAATTAACTTGGTCGGTAGCGGTTCCACACGATCACCTCAACTTAAAATGGCAAGTCATTGTCCGTAATATCAATCTGGCCGCCATTATTTCCATACTGGTTTTGATTGTTATCATATTTTCTATTGTTGCTATTGTTTGTGCTATGACCATTACTATTAGCACTTTGATGATGTTCAGATTCAGCACGTGATTCAAGCAATGAGAAGTTATCAACGACTACTTCAGTAACGTAAATACGAGTTCCCTGCTGATTTTCATAGTTTCTCGTTTGAATGTGACCATCAATTCCAATAAGTGATCCTTTATGTGTGAAATTAGTGAAATTTTCAGCAGCCTTCCGCCAGATGACACAGCTAATAAAATCAGCTTCACGTTCTCCGTTCTGATTTGTAAATTGACGATTTACAGCAATCGTGAACGTTGCAACCGCAGCACCGCCATTCGTATAACGTAATTCTGGGTCTCTTGTAAGCCTACCAACTAAAACGCTTCGGTTAATCATGCCTTGTCACCCGCCTTGACTGTTAATTTTTCAAGTTGTTCTGTGATTAGCTTAATCAATGAATTTGCCATGTCATGACGCAATGCACCAATTGTTGTTAACCCCAGATACCCCTTCTGAACATCCTTTGCTGGTTTACCAGTAGTTTTAGCCATTTCGTTAAACAGATTAGTTAACAATTTTTGTTGATTATGATTGGCCTGTTCGAACTGCGGTGCACCATCATTTGCTGACTGACCATCATCATCGGTTTCAGAATTAACGCCAAACGTTGTACTCAATGAATATCGCCGTGCATAGGTCATGGCGCTACCGACATCTTGCGCTTTGCCACTTGTTTTGATTTCAGTCCATGATGATTCAAATTGATAACCGTCTTTGTGAAAGACAATTGTTCTAACCGATACAATACCAGCATTTGTCTTAGTATCTTGAAGCCAAGCCAGTCCTGTTCCTTTGATTCCTTCGTTGATAGCTTTAATCAAATCTTTTAACATAACATAATCATATTTTGTGCTTTTATAACTAACATGTCCGTTTTCTTTTGGTGCAACAACTTGCTGTTGGAATAATGCTAATGCACTAGCAAATGCTCCCATAGCCTTAGCTTCTTCAAGACTCATTAGTTCACCGCCTCAAATTTAATACCATTCTTTTTCATATATGAAGATAGCCCCCACATCTGGTCTTTAGTAGCTGTAATTTTCAAAGTTCGAGTAAGAGACACTACTTCGCCGGTGTCTGTATCGACAATTTTACCGGTACTCGTTTCTTGCTGATGCTCTGCCGCCGCTTGCTGTTTAAGCTCTCGCTGACGTTCACGTTCTTTGGCTGATTCAACTTGCCGGTCAATTGCCTGCAACAAGTACTGGACGTCCTGTCCTTGCTTCAACTGGTCAATCCATGGGATGGGGTCAACGTCTACTGCTTGAGCATACTTGGTAATCATCGTTGTGGCAGTAGCCAACTTATCCTTGGCTTGCTTTACCACCGTCATCGACGATGCAACTTCTTGAGTGATTTGTTTGTTGCTGATGCTCTTATTCAGCCAACGAGGATCGAATTCAACTTCATCCGCCCCAACGCCGTAATTGGGTGCCATTTCAGCAATCAAGCCCATCACGTCAGCTTTGCGTTGTTCACGGCGTTGAACCTCCAGCTCACCAAGTCCTTCATCAATTGGATCAATGATCATGTCGATGCTGGCTTCAAGCTTTTTGACCTCGGTTTCAAACTCACGTAATGGTTGATTATAATTTCGTTTGATTTCTTTGCGCCGATCATCAAGCGCCTTTTTGAGCTTGTTCAATTTGGCCCGCACTTGCTTGCTGTCAGTTACGTTATCTTCGGTGATTACTAAATTCGAGTAACGCGATACATATTGCGCAATGGACGCCTGTAATCCTTCCAAGTTGTTAATTTTGATTGGTACCGGTTGATAGTCCACCGTGTAGTCTGGCAGATTAATTACTTCATTCGCCATTATTCAAGCCCCCGTAATTCGTTCAATTCTGTTTCACTCTTATCCAACATCTTGTACAACTTGGTCAGCGATTCGCCATCACTGATCCAAATGCTGTTGATAACACGCTTTAGAAACTTGATGTGATTGTTCACGATTTCTTCCATAACTACTGTCCTCGCTTTCTTAGCACTTGCAAACATTTCGAGTTAGCGTTAATATATACGCACACCTTGAATTGTTTTCTTTCTCCCTACTCTTGTAATCCACTCCAGTAGGGAGTATTTTTGTCTTTTAGCTTGCAAACGAGACTGCTTTGGAATAAAGTAAATGTTGGTACTAATCATCTCTTCCATTAGTCCATCGTTAGCCGCTACTAGCGATGGATTTTTTTGCGCTCGTTTCCACTCGTGGAGTGGTAAAATTGATACTTTTTGCATGATCATTCCTCCTACTTGAGCACTTGAATACCATTGGTAATAATCTCGAATTTCTGTCCATTTTGTTCAACTACAGCCACATCTTTTTGAGTGCGCAACGTGAACGGGATTTTTTTAATATCCACTACTTTGCCAACGCCGGCTTCTCGTATTAATTGGCCGCAACTATACTCAGCCTTGTAACTCACTCGGTCACCTACATGAACTTTCATGGTTATTCCTCCCGATACATTGGTGGCAATGTAAATGTCCATCCATCGTCGTTTTCTTCATCTGGCTCGCAAACATTAATATCGTGTTCTTGTAATTCGCCAATAAATTCTTCTGAATAGCCAAAGCACGGGCGCCGCTTAATGATCCCGTCTGTATCGTAAGTGATAGCATTAATCAGCTCACGTTCATCTGCACGAATTGCGTTATACTTACGTGCTCTTAACGCGTGCTCAATGTCTTCTTCATACATATTGTTTCCTCCTAAATTCCAAACCAGTTTCTAATCTCCCGGCGTTTGTACCACACGGATGTTAGCGCCCAGGTTAATACTGCTACTTCTACCATGGCAATTCCTCCTTATGATCCGAATCATCATCTACCCGCCTAGGTTTTAGTTACTTAAATTTTGATGATTCAATAACCATTTTTCGACTGCTGGGGCGTACCATTTGCCATCTTCTTCTGGCTTTGGGAAGCCCTCTTTGTCGCGATAGTGCTTGTCGAATGAATCTACTTTGATACCAAACTCAGAGTAGAAATCTTTACGTCCAATCATTTTATGATCAACAGCTTGCTGACTACGCCCGTCCGCAACTCCCTGCTCATATGCTTGCGTGAAAAGCTTCGACAAAGCACTTACCAAACTGTCCATCCTGGTCACTCCTTTCGGTGTATAATTTTGTTATCCCAATTAATCGAGGTGACATTAATGACTCCCCAGTTAACAAAAGCAGATCGTAAGGTATTGAAAAAACTTTTGAAAAAATCTAAACAGCTCCCTGGTGATTATATTCCTATAAATCGCCACGCAGAATCAGAACAAAAATATTACTTGAATCATTTGTGGAAAGAAAAGTTAATCTGGGATGCTACCATGCCAGACACCCCTGAAAAGCAAAACGGAATGCCTACCCACAATGCCATTAAGCTCTCACCTGATGGCTTGCACTACTTTGAAAAATATCATGAATATAAACGTGATCAGTTCTTAAGTGGAATCGTTTGGCCTATCATTGTTGCTACAATAACTTCTTTAATAGCAAACATGCCAAACTGGTTACCATGGCTGATAAAACTGCTGAAATGATTCTTGTGAACCGTGGATGCTTTTCAATGAAAAAAGCTAATCCATAGATTCGTATGATTTTTAAATCGCTGAATATTTTTTTCATAATCACACCTCATTCAAGTAACAATTCGCAGTGTCCTCTTATTTGATTAGTCTCAATTTACTGCGTTACTATCATGAATGGCTGAACGCATAGTACTTATAATATCTTGAGAATTAATTTCAGCTTTACCGTTGACCCCTGTGTTACTTGCGATAACACTGAGGTCTTTTTCAATTGCCCATAATACGTGTACTAGTTGCTTTAGTGTTTTTGTCATATTGCTAATCCTCCTATGCTGGCTTAGTTGTATACTTGACTTATTCCAATTTGATCGAGGTGATAATTTATGAGCGACAAAGAATTCAACGAAAAATTTGCTAATTCTGCAAGTATCGCCGAAAAATTCATGATGGATTCAAAATCTATTCAACGTGTAAAGTCCGAATTAAAGGTAGCTATTGCCAAAAACGAGTATTCAGATGACGAAACAAATGCTGTTTTTATGTCTCTAATGGCAAAGAACTACGTGGATAAACTTGTTTACACGCTTTTAAAAGATTTACTAGTTGATTGATTTTTGTGTCAACATCGTGTTCCTTGCTACCACTAATAGCTTGGAGCACACTTTTTATTTCTTCCGGTGTACCTTTAATTGTTAATTCCATGTAGCTCACCTCCTATGCTGGCTGTTCATTTAAGTAAAGGTCGCTCATACCAAGCATGTCCGCTGCTTGTGCTAAAGCGTCATAGTTCGTCGCTTGAACTTCGCTAACTGTGCTCGGCTCCCACTTACCACCGTTAACCCGAGATTTAAGGTTAGGGTTCAACATCGTATCGTTATACTCAAGTAAGAATTTCAGCGCTTCACGTACATTTTCAAATTCCATTGTTTTACCTCCTATGCTGGCTCCTTGTCGAATCGAAGTGACGTCTGTCGAATGATTGTCTTAGTTGCTGTAGACGGCTCCCAATCGTTGATGAAGTCCATTACCATCTGGTAGTCCTTCTTGCGTAGCATTGACCGAGCACTCACGTTAGCAATCTTCTTGACGCCACCGTTAATGTCTTTAAACAGCTCGCCACGCTGTTTCTGTGTGATATGCCCATAACTGTGAGCCACTTCTGACACCCGTTGATTAACCCGACGGCTAAGTGCGCTGTATTCAGGATTAGGAATAACTTGGTTCTCTTTGAGGTCTTTAACATCGCCCTCTACACTGTCTAGGCGCTGATTAGTTTCCTCATTGGCTTGCAGTGCCAATCTGGCAATCTCTCGTGGCGATGTTGGCAATTTCACTTGTTCTTCCATAGAGTTGAACGCTTCAATGTATTTGAGCTTAGAATCTGTTTAAAATCTTTTTAAGAGTAATATCAAGAAAGCGAGAATGATCATTTGGCGACTTGAATTAAGGTGCCGCTCACAATTTTTCCAGAGCCGACGACATTTATCTAACCAACTGAAAGAACGCTCAATAATCCAGCGTTGTGGTAACACTTCAAATTTATGTAGCTCATTGCGTTTAGCCACCTGTACGGTGGCTTTTAAATTGGATTGAACAGTGGCGGCGAAGTTGTCCCCGGTGTACCCACCATCAACAAGAACTGATTTAACTTGTTGTAAATGTTCACAGTTTAGCGCTAGCATGGCACTAGCCCCATCACGGTCAGAAACATTGGCAGTAGTGATATGGATTGCTTGTGGCAAACCGTTAATATCAACAGCTAAGTGACGTTTTATTCCAGATATTCGTTTACCACCGTCGTAACCATGATGCTTGGCGGTATCAGTATTTTTAACACTTTGGGCGTCAATTATTATAAAAGATGTTTTAGCCGAGCGTGACTGTTTTTCCCGTAGGGTAAAGACAATTTTTTTAAGCATTGATCCAAAATAGAAGGTTCATCAAGGACTTGTTCTTCAGACCATACTCGATAATAATAATAAACCGATTGCCAACGAGGAAAATCAACTGGTAACTGCCGCCACTGACAGCCGGTTTTTAAAACATAGGCCACCGCGCAAAATAAGTCGTAAAGATCATATTTCCGTGGTCTGGTTGATTGTCGTGCACCTTCTAAAATGGGACGGACTAGTTCAAATTGTCGGCGAGAAATATTACTGGGATAATTCATTACTGATCACCTTTTTTGAACTATCATACCAAATTAGCTAGATTTTAAACAGGTTCTTAAACGCATCCGCCTTTTTACCTGTAAACCCGAAAGCAATGAAACTGAACCCGTCACGATTCATGTAATACATTGGATTAGATTTACCACTTCGGTCTTTATAAAATCCCTTGGAAAACATCGAATCGTACTGAGCTGAATTTTCAGCTGAGTCAAGCTTATTCTCAATCGCTTGGACTACATTTTTATGTTGCTTATCAAATACTTCTGCTACCTGCAAGCTACTGGTAACGGCTTGCTTATTCTTCATAATTACTAAATCATTCATGTGGATCATCCCTTTTGTTTTTTGGTAGTATAATTTAAATGTTCCAGAAAGGTGGTGAAAATAATATGAAATATTCACGAGATCAACTAATGCAAACCATTTCCTCGGAAACAGATAAAGTTTGGGATAACGGTGCTGCTCTTGCCCTAATCTCTTTTGTCAAGGAAGAGATTGAATCGACTGGTCAGCCTTTATCTCAATCCCAAACAGACGCGTTGGCAAAATCTTTAACATACATTTCAAAAGCAAACACTAAAAATTCTTTAATTGCTACTTTTAATGTGTTTACCACTCTTGGAATCTTTAAAGCCAACTAGTTTGCCACTTGTTATTTTTGAAGCTTCTATTTTTTTAATAAAGGATTCACATATTGCAGATGTGGATCCTTTTTTGTTTTGTTCCTTCATAAAATCATTCCTTTCTATGCTGGCTGTTCAACTAATGGCATGATTCCCTTTGACTTTAAAAAGTCGTATAAGAACTTTTGCCCCGCTTGCGTCCACTTCATCGTGTTACGTACCTGCTTGATACCATCGCTATTCGTATACTCGTATGGTTCAACGTGCGTATAGCCTTCGTCTTGATACTTCGCGTACAATAGCCACGTTTTGCCTTGCTTGTATTGAATGCCTAAACCATGTAGCAACTTGTTAAACTCACGTGTCGAGTAACCGTAGTTCTTAGCAATCATTGAGATTGTTTCCAGTCCCTTGTTAGCTAACATGCTATCGGTGTAATCCGCCTTGGGCTTCAACTCCTGGATAACCAAGTCCTTTTGTTTGAGCTGGCTACCAGCCTTCAATAGCAAATCGCCTAACGCGTCCTTGTCGTGCGTAATGTCGTAGGCTGTCTGGTCAGTCATGTAAACGCCATTCTTGCGGATTGACGGGAGCACGTCGTGAGTTACCCAACGGTTAAATCGTTTTGCTTCTGGTTTCCGACTAGCTCCGATTAACTTGTAAAGCCCAGGTTCACTGATGAAGTTTGTATTTCCAGATAAGCCCCCCTAAGTTAAACTTAGTTACCTCATCATTGTCTAAAGACTTGATAGCAACACTTGAATTTGAAAGCCCTAATGACTTAGAAATATCTGGCATTGCAAACCAAATAATGTTTTCACGTTCAATGGTACGTACTTGATGGCCTTCAAAATTAAAGGGTGTAATTTGATTCATTGCTAGTCCTCCTTAGATTTTGTATTTTTTAACAAGGTAGTCATACACTTCATTAACTAATCGCTCTGCACCGTTTGTTGTTATCTTTTTATTCAACGCAAGATTTACAAAAGTGATTGATTTTTTGAAATGATCAGCGATAGTCCCTTGACTTTCTAACTGGCGATGATTTGCCAGCCACGATTTTATCGCTTCTGCTTTATTGTTTGTTTCCATACGAATAAACATCAGTTTGCCTCCTTTTAATATTTATTAAGAAAGATATTGCAAAAGTCTATAACATGTCTTAATATATAGACATAACGAAATAGCTACAAAGCTCTTATTTATCGCCCGCCAAGATGATTAATAAGCTCTTTTAGTTTTGCTAATTTGTTAACAATATTTCTTAACAAAGATAATTCTACAACATGTTTTAGACTTTTACAACTATTTTTTATATATGTTGTAGAATTATCTTGCCAATCATTGGAGGAACTCTACCATGACGCTGTTTGACAGGATAAAAACAATTTCGAAAGAACGTGGATATTCAATTGCTGAGGTTGAACGTAAAGCCGGGATAAGCGCAAATTATATGTATCAGTGGAAAAAACGTAATCCAAGCCCTAAAGCTTTGGCTTCCGTAGCCGATGTTTTAAATGTTTCTGTTGATTACTTATTAGGCAAAACGGATGACAATTCTACTTCAATGAAGCCCAAACAAGTTGATATTACAGATGACGACTATATTATGACCTATCAGGGCAAGCCTATCCCTCCTGAAGATATGGAGTACATCAAACGCATCTTAAACGGTGGGAAGGACTGATAATATTTGAATATCTACATCAAGCGTTTAATGCAGTATGCTTGGGATCATGGAATATCTTGCATCTTAACAGACAAACTAGATGCATACACTCCGTCGTCAGCCAAACCGGAAAATAACATCGTTCTAATTAACCTAAAATGGCACAATCCGTCTGAAATCGCCTTTCAAATGGCACATGAATTAGGCCACGTTATCAACCATGATGAAGGAATATTATATTTTTCTAGTTTTAGCAATAAATCTAAATACGAGCGCATGGCTAATTTAGAAGCATTGAAAATACTTATTCCAATTTATTTAAGCGAAGTTGATACGTATGCTGACAATAGTGTCATGCCGTTTATGGAAAATTTTGGTATACCCAAACGATTAGAAGATGATGTCGTTAACGCCTTCCGCACTAATGTTAGTAACTAGAAGTTAACTTACAGACCAGATACGGATGTCGGTAAAAGCTGGGGAATTTGGAGGGATGTACTATGTCAAAATGTGTGATTTGTAAAAATAAGATTGGCTTCTTTGCAAAGTATTTTACCGTCGATACTGGAGAAAAAGTATGCAAAAATTGTCTTTCAAACTCTGAACCAGAAATATTAATCGAAAACCTTTCCTCTGCGGCGGACGTAGCTTTTCATATGGATAATTCTGTTGGTGATACTTATTTATCATCTATTGGTGAAAAGTCTTTGTCAGATTCTCGTAGAGAGAATGAAGAAGCTAATAAGAAGCGCCTCCAACAAGAACTAGACCAAAAACGTCATCTTGAAGAACTGGCTAAAAAGAGAAAAGAGGCCACCGATAAAGCTTCACGACAAGAAATATTTCATTTTAAAGTACGTGGTACCACCCACTATGACCTAGCAAAAATGGTCTCTTACGCACGTAAAAATGATTTGTTTGACCCTTACGATGGATATACCGATGCAGACATCAAAGAATTCTCACCTTACGAAGAAGTGTATGAAACAGACCTTGTAGGATTGATAAGCCCGATAGAATTTAGAACAGACCCAAATAATAAATATGATAAAAATGCAATCAAAGTCATTGCTACGCTTGACGATGGTGAATATATGTTAGGACATGTTCCTGCCGGAAGCACTAAAGATATAAGTGAAATAATGACGAAACAAAACAATGGAAGCATCGCGCTAAAAATAAACTACACACTAACTGGTGGTAAATATAAGATTGCTGAGGAAAAAGAAGAAGAATTCGATTTTGACGAAGATTGGGACGTTGAAAAGGAAATACAGCAAGAGGAAAACGAAACAGATTTTACCAAAAACCTTAGAATTAAGTCTGGAAAGAAAGAGTATGGTTTCAATATCCAATTATTTGATAATAACATTCAATGATGGAGGTTTCGTAAATGGGACTACTAATAATGATCGTCATCTTTCTAGCACTATGGAAGATATTAGGAACACTAGGCCACATCTTTTTGCCAATATTAGCCGTACTATTTATCCTGGCAACCTGGATTCCTTCACAAGCAATTGTTATGGTGATTTGGGTGCCAATCGCGATATTATATTTTATCGGCTTAGCCGGGTATAAACATGCTAAGTAGAACTAGTATAAATATATTTTAATCGGGGGAAAGTCATGGAATTGTATGTAGGAACATACAGCACACACGTGTTCGACTTTACCATTGCAATTGGCATCATTTGCTTCATAGCGCTAGTCGTCATGTTGGTTTACTGGAATCCCAAGCGAAAATAGCGCCCTCGCCCACTACCAGCCTAGCGGGCAACATGCGAGCGTAGTTCAACGGTAGAACGTGTCCATCAATAATAGAGTCCCCGCTCTTAACAACTACTATGCAGGTTCGACTCCTGCCGCTCGCATTAAAATAAAGAAAGAAGGCATACTATGCATCAAGATATTTCAAGGTACGAACTAATAGAAGATATTATCAGTGACTTAACAGTCTTTGTAAAATCTGACGCCATTCTCTACCTATCAAAAGATAGCTATTCCGAAGCAGAATACGACCGTATGCTTAAAGGAATTAAAGACGATTTGGTGACACGCTTCAAGCAAGGAAAGGAATAGTAAAATTTTGCCAGTCAAGCCAATTGAATCATTTCAGTTGGCATCTTGCGAGCGTAGTTCAACGGTAGAACAGTACTCCTTTGAGTTGCTGACTAGATACTATGCAGATGCAGGTCCGACTCCTGCCGCTCGCATTGTACGTTAATAGCAAATAATTATGGAGGCACCTATGAATATTGATATCACAAAACTATTAGATTGGGGATTGATAGTACTATCTCTTTACTTAGTTGTGGATACACTTCTGCAAACAAATCATAACAACCCCTACAACATGTTTATAATAACCCTCAAATTAATAGTTGCCATCATCGTGGGATTATTTGGTATGTACACAACTTTTTACAACATCTATTGAAACTTCTGTTAACATGCGAGCGTAGTTCAACGGTAGAACAATGTTCCAAGTCTTGAAGCCCATTCTTTCTTGGAGTACTATGCAGGTCCGACTCCTGCCGCTCGCGTTTAAATTTTTGAATATAAAACTTAACAATTATTGGAGATGGTTAGATCGATGAATTTCAATTGGAAATATGCTCTTGTGAATAATATTGACTTTTACCCATTTTTCATAGCGCTGGCATTGGAGGAAACATATCCAAAATCAATATTTGCAGATTCACTATGGATATTGCCAGTTATCTTTATATTTTCATTAATAGCCCATTTTACTCTATATAAACCAGCTATTAAAAGTAATCCTTCACTTGATCAGAAACATTACACTTCAAGCCTAGTCTCGTGGCTGATAATGATCGTAGGAGTTATTGGAATTATATTTGCTGTTTTCTACTATCATTTTCATTCTCCTTTAATGTGGATTGCTTTGTTGGCATTAGTTCTTTTAAGAGATACATTCGCTAATAACGACCTGTAAGGAGCAAAAAAGCACATCCCCTCCCGCCAAGAAGATGGATGTGCTACCAATAAAAACCAGTGGATTGCTCCGCTCTTTTTACATACATAATATTATCACAACTAAGGAGGTGATGCCTGCAAGTCCTTAAAATTCTACCCGCCTAGGTGAAGTTTAAGGAGGAAATTAAAATGGCAAGTATTAAAAAGAAAAATGGCAAATGGGCTGTTCGTGTTAGTTACTATGATGAGTTTGGCAAACGGCACTTTAAAAATAAGAGTGGCTTTTCTCGTAAAAAAGAGGCTGAACAGTGGGCGACTAAATTGGAACAAGCTAAATTTGACCAATCCATAGGAAAATCCGATACAACGACAGTCTTTACAGATTACTACGAGAAATGGTTAGAAACCTATAAATTTGGCAAAGTTTCCCGAATTACAGAACAAGAATATCGATATACTCTTCGCCAAATTGCTGAGTTACTACCTAACGTTCAACTGTCGTCAATGACAAGGCTGCGTTATCAACAATTTATTAATGAATTTGTGCACGGTAATGCCAAGCAACGTGCACAGCGACAACTGACAGATAATCAACCATATCATAGCAAATCATCTGTTGAAAAATTGCATGGCCATATTCATGCTGCAATTATCGATGCCGTAGCTGATAATTTAATAAAGACCGATTTCTGCTTACATGTTGAATTAGGTGGCCACTCCGGTAAACCAGCACAACTAAAATACCTTGACGCAAAAGACATGCAAACACTAGCCGCTGAGGTCAATAAAAATATCAAGCTAATTTCTACTGGAAAATCAATGATCTACACCGGCCTACTAACTGGTATGCGAGTAGCCGAAGTTTCTGCGCTCACTTGGACTGACATCGATTGGCAAAATAAGACTATCCGCGTTAATAAGTCATGGGATTATGTTTATGGTCAAAAATTCAAGAAAACCAAAACTGAATCGAGTATTCGGACAATAACCGTAACTGACGATCTTTTAAATCATCTTAAGACGCTACACGCTTTACAGATGGCAGCTAAATTGGACAACCCAGATCATTTAGTTTTCATGAACAAGCGTGGTCGTATTCCCTCTCCAGGAGCATGTGATAACCTGCTTAAAAAATACTCCGACTCATTGGGGATTAAACGGATTAGCTTTCACGGGTTGCGGCACACCCACGCTAGTTACCTGCTCTACTGTGGCGTGAAGATGGAATACATTTCCAAACGGTTAGGCCATAAGAACAGTTCCATCACTCGTAACGTCTATGCTCATATGATTAAAGAAGACCAGCGGCAGGAAGACAAACGGACCTTAAAAGCCCTCTCTCAGGTCAACTAA